CCGCGCTTCCTTGAAAGCCTTTTGAACCCACTTGCCGATCTCGCGTCCGTAAGGCGGATTGCAGAATACCGCGCCGCCGCGATCCCAGCTTTGTGAAAGCCCGTCCGTTTCCGGTGTGTAATACAAAGAGCATTTCGCCGTCTTGTCTGTCGCCGCCGGATCAAGCACGAAGCCGAATTCGGCGTTCAGTTTGTCGAAGAAGTCTTGCGGCGTACACCAGCACATATTTTTAGAGGATAGAAGCGCCTTGTTCATCGTGCGCCACCTCCTTTTCGTCGGAAAAGACGCGGACAACCGCCGCCACCTGCTCAAAGTCCAAATAAACGGGCTGGTTCTCCGTGATCCCTTCGATGTTGTAGCCCGTTACCTGTTGAAAGCCGTTTCGCGTAAGTGTGAATTTGTCGCACTTGATAGAGAATTCAACGCCGCTTTTCAGAATAACGCGTACCGTCATTTTAGGCATTGTCCGCCACCTCGCTTCCTTCTACAATCTCGCCCGTGTTCGGATCAACATTCAAGGCGAATTGTTCCGGCTCTGTCGCCGTGAAATGGTCGCGGGCTTCGCGCTCTCTGCGTTCCTTCTCGGAAAGTGCGAATTCGCATTCCCGCGTTAAGGCTTGCAAGCTCTCCACGAACTGCTGATTGATAACGTCATAGGGCATAATCACCGCTTGAAGCAGGAAGCCCGCCTTCGCTACAATGTATGGCGCGCCGTCCGTCGTGCGGCGTTCGTAAAGCTCCAGCACGTCCAGCACGTCAGCAACGGGCGCAAGATAGCGGCTTTCGATGAATACCAGCCCGCGCGTTGTACGGATCGGTTTCAAGGTTCGTCCGGAATAGATGATTGATATTCCTTCCCGCTCGACTTGTCTTTCCGTCGCGTCGGTATCCTCGAAGCTGATACCCGCCGGAACGCCCAGCGTTTTCACGAAATAATTATCGCGGTCTTTCTCCGGAACGTCGAAGATCGTTAAAAGGCTTTCCGCGTCAAGCGGCGGAAGCCCGATAACCGGATAAACCGCCGATCCGTCGCCGATGTACTGCGTTAATATGTCGCCGTCGTCGCTGTACCGCTCGAAGATCGCAATATTCTTGTTCTTTTTGCAGATAGCGGCGATACTTTTAATCTTCATCTTCGCCGCCCTCCGTTTCCTCTGCGTCCGCGTCGTGCCGTTCTACAATAGCCGGAAAGTCAATGCGCGGCGCACGATCCGCCAGCCGGATTTGACAACCGCAAATCGGGCAATCCACCGCCGAAAAGCGCGTCGGCGCGGCGGTAAGCATTTCAAGCGCCGAACGCGGTTCTTCCGCCGTGTAGATGTTTTCCCGCTCCGGTGTGAAGCGATAGCCGCAAACGCGGCATTCTGTCTTTTTCTTGCTGAACATAATTGAATAGCTCCTTTCGTGTGATTTAATATTTACCGTAGACGCGGACGGCGGTTTTTCCGCCATGCGTCGCCGCCGATACGATAGCCGAAGGCATAAAGGAAACGCGCAAGAAGTCCCGTGCGGCGCGCTTCGCAAGCCGCCATGTAATCAACTTCGCGTTCGGCTCTTCCGCCGCCGTGTCGTCGATCGGATATTCGCAAATAAGCACGGTGTTTCCGAACGGGCGACGCGCCGGACGTTCCTTCATAAACTCCTTGTTTCCTTCCTTGCACTTGATAATTTCAAGCGCCTTCGGGAACTGCCAGCCGCTTTTGTTGTCCTTCATTGTGTGTCCCTCCCTTAATCTGTGTACGGGCTTTCAAGCGTCCAGCCGAAGCAATCCGTACTTTTCCATTCCGTTGTGAAGTGATTGCGCCGCCCGTCGCCCGTGAAGAAGCAGTATTCCGCCGGAAGCACCCGCCCGACGTTTTCTTCGCCGTCCCGCTCCGCGCGGTATCGTGTCAGCACGTCCGCCGCAAGAAGGGCGAATTCCTCTTTCACGGGATATTCGGGATCGTAGCCGCTGAACTGATAGGGCGCTTCGATAACCTCCAGCACCGTGTCGGGGAAGCGCGGATCGTCAACGCGGTTCAGAACGCACCATACAACCGCCGCTTGCTCCGTCGTAGAAGGAACGATCCCCGCTTCGCCGTAGATCAGCTTTGCAAGGGCTTCAACCTCCGCCGCGTTCGGCACATATTCCGCCACCGTCCCGCTCGAAGGAAGAAGAACGGCGGTCGGCTGGTGTACCTCTTCAAGCGTTCCGGCGGTCGTGTCCTTCGGCTTGTCCGCCGCACCGCTCCCGCTCCACGGCATAAGCGCCGCAAGAAGGGCGGCAACGGTCAGCAATGCAACCGTAAGGGCGACGCGACGGCGAAGCATTGCCCGCCGCCGTCGTTGTGCCTGTATCCGCCGGGGCTTGTGTGCGCTGGCTGTCTGCTCGACTATGTAACCGCAAGGCACTTCACAAATAAACTTCCCGTCCGCGTCTTGCAGGACGGCAAGCGCCCTGCGCGCCCGATCCGCCGTCATTGTGCCACCTCCGCCGCCGGAAGGGAAAGCCACCATTCCGGATTGTTCCGGAACTGCTCATTCGCGCAAGCGTCGCAATTCTCCGCCGTGCAGGAAGAACAATAACGCTTCTGAAAAGCCGCGTCCCACGGCGCTTCAATGCAAGGAAGGGAACGAAGGAAGCCCGCCAGCGTGGGCTTGTCCTTCGTGATAGCGTCAAATACCGAAGTGAACTGCCGAACGTTCAAAACTTCGTCGCCGATAATGCACCCGTTCGCGATCTGCTCTTTGATGAACTCAACGCACGGCATTTCCTCCGAAACGTGAAGATCATTGAACCGCGCTTCCGCTTCCTCGAAGCTGTCGAAGGTAACGGCGTTTGCGACGGACGCTTCGCCGTCGTATTCCCATAAACGGATTTTGTATCGTGTTGTACTCATTCCGAATAGCTCCTTTCCCGCGTTACTCTTCAATGCCGATATAAAGCACGTTTTCATCGGCGCGAAGCTCCGTAATCTTGCAATATGCGTATTTGTTCATTTCGTCGTGTGCGAAGTGCTTATACAAGCCCCTGTAAATGTCCCGCTTCTGATAGCCGCATTCCCGAACGTAGATATACACGTTCGTAAATCCGCTAATTACGTAGCCGATCGTTTGAAGTGCCACGTTGTTTGCGATCCTCTTCATCTTCATATTGAATAGCTCCTTTCGTATTTCAGCAATTCGCGCCGCGTCGGTTTCCTCTGCGTCGGAAATTCTCTTGCACCGTCGCTTGTGCAAGATCGGCGCTGTACTTCGGGCGGGCGTAGCCGTCAAACTCTCCCGTATAGCCACGCTTCAACTCTTCGTAGATAGCGGCGGCGCTCCTTTTCAGACGGGCGGCAATGTCAACAACGCGTTCACCCTCTGCATACATTCTTTCGATCTCGCGGCGCTGTTCCAGCGTCAAATAACTGTATCCGTTCAATGTTTTAACCTCCTTCCGCCTGCCTTCGGATAAAAAATAATGCAGGAAAAACCGTAACGGTTTCTTCTGCATTTAATGATACTCTCAACACGCAGCGCAATGCGCTGAACTGTTCACTTGAATCCGCGCGCAAAATGTGCGATAATACCGTGGCATTAAATAAGCGGATGATCTCCGCAATTGACACACCACGGAGGAGCCATGAACAAGAAGGAAGTCGGCGAGATACGCCGCAGATTCAAGCTTGAACGCAATAATATAAGTCATATATATGGGTGTTATGTAAACTCAGCTAAAGAGATCGTGTCCTACATAGACGAGTCGGTCGCGATGCTGACGCAGGAGGAGACGGAGAAGTATCTGTCCCTGCTGCGCAAGTCGCTCTCCGGTACGCTGGGGCGCAACCTCATGTCCCTGTCCTTTGCGACAAAGCAGGTCATGGACAGCGACGAGGTGCGTCTGCTCTCAGCGCTGAGAAAGTCCGAACTCTCGGACGCCGCGTTGCGCGATGAGTTCTATAAGTGCATCATCGACGCCGTCACGCCCGACGAGAGCGGCTACGTGATACTGCTGGCCTTTGATATCTACGATGTGCCGCACTACGGCAAGGACGGCAGCCCTGACGACAACGACCGCGACGTGTTCAAATACATGGTCTGCTGCCTGTGCCCGGTCAAGACCGGCAAGGCGCAGTTCGGCTACTCTCCTGACGACAAGCGCTTTCAGAACTTCCCCGGCGGGCAGCTCGTCGCCGCGCCGGAGCTGGGTTTCATGTACCCGAGCTTTGACGAGCGCAGCGCGAATATTTATAACGCGCTGTTCTACTCCCGCAATGTGAACGAAGATCATCAGGACTTCATTGACGCTGTGTTCAAGACGCAGGTTCCGATGCCCGCAGGCGCGCAGCAGGAGACCTTCATCGACGTCATGACCGGCACGCTCGATAAGGAGTGCAGCCTCTCGCTGATGCAGGGTGTGCACACCGAGCTTATGGAGCGCATCAGCGTCCACAAGGAGAGCCGCGACCCGGAGCCGCTGTCGATAAGCCCCGAGGACATGGCGGAGATACTCGAAAACCACGGCGTGAGCGCGGAGCAGGCCGAGGCCTTTGAAGAGAAATGCCGCGAGGAGTTCGGCGAGGATGCAGAACTCAGCCCCGCGAACATCATCGACAGCCGCCACTTTAAGCTTGAGACGCCCGAAGTCAAGATAAGCGTCGACCCGCAGCATGTCCACCTCGTCGAGACGCGCATGATCGACGGGCGCAGGTACATCCTCATCCCCGCGGACAACGGCGTGGAGCTCAACGGCATGAGCGTCAGCATAGACTGACAGGCTGAATATGGAACACCGGCAGGAAGCACGCTTCCTGCCGGTGTTGCTGTATATATTACTTTTTGAAGCTGTCCTTGAGGGCGACGGAGCGGTTAAAGACCAGATGGCCGGGCTTAGCGTCGCGGTTATCAAGGCAGAAGTAGCCCTGACGCATGAACTGCAGGCCGGTGGAGTCCTTACCCTTTTCTGGCATGGGCATTTCGGCGAGGCTGTGCTCGACCTTGCAGCCGGTGAGGATGTTCAGGCTGTCGGGATCGAGATAGTCGAGGAAGTTCTTATCCGGGCCGTCGGGGTCGGGATCGCTGAAGAGGTTGCCGTAGACGCGCACCTCGGCGTCGGCAGCGGTAGCGGCATCGACCCAATGGATCGTCGCGCCCTTGACCTTGCGTCCGTCAGCGGGATCGCCGCCGCGGCTGTCGGGATCGTACTCGCAGAGAACTTCGATAACATTGCCGTCAGCGTCCTTGACGCAGCCGGTGCACTTGACAAGGTACGCACCCTTGAGGCGAACCTCGTTGCCGGGGTACATGCGCTTGTACTTCGGCGCGGGCTCCTCCATGAAGTCGTCCGCTTCGATCCAGAGCTCACGCGAGAAGCTGAGCTCTCTCGTCCCATCCTCAGGACGCAGGGGATTATTCTCAACGGTGAGAGTTTCGCTCTTGCCGGCGGGGTAATTGGTGACGGTGAGCTTCACGGGATTGAGCACGGCCATGACACGGCGGGCGTTTGCATTGAGGTCGTCACGCAGGCAGCTTTCAAGCAGCGCAAGGTCGACCGTCGACGGGACCTTAGACACGCCTATGCGGTCACAGAACTCACGGATAGACGCGCTGGTGTACCCGCGGCGGCGCAGGCCGCACAGGGTCGGCATGCGCGGATCGTCCCAACCGGAGACGTAGCCCTCCTGCACGAGCTGACGGAGCTTGCGCTTGGACATGACGGTGTGATTGATGCCGAGCCGGGAGAACTCTATCTGTCTCGGCTTGATGCCGGGAATGGAGACGTTCGACACGACCCAGTCATAAAGCGGACGGTGATCCTCATACTCAAGCGAGCAGAGCGAGTGCGTAATGCCCTCGATGGCATCCTGGATCGGGTGGGCAAAGTCATACATCGGGAAGATGCACCACTTGGTGCCCTGACGGTGGTGCTCGATATAGCGGATGCGGTAGAGCACTGGGTCGCGCATATTGAAGTTGCCGCTGGCAAGATCAATCTTTGCGCGCAGCGTGTAGCGCCCCTCTTCAAATTCGCCGTTCCTCATGCGCTGGAACAGGTCAAGGCTCTCTTCAATGGGTCTGTCGCGCCACGGGCTGACGGCGGGACGGTTGGTGTCACCGCGGTACTCGCGGAACTGCTCCGGCGTAAGCTCGCAGACATAGGCAAGACCCTTCTTTATAAGCTCGATAGCGTAGCCGTAGGTCTGCTCAAAATAATCCGAACCGTAGAAAAACCGGTCGCCCCAGTCAAAGCCCAGCCAATGGATGTCCTCCTTTATCGCGTCGACAAATTCGGTGTCCTCCTTGGCGGGGTTGGTATCGTCCATGCGGAGGTTGCATATACCGCCGAAGCGCTCGGCAGTACCGAAGTCAATGGTCAAAGCCTTGCAGTGGCCTATATGCAGATAACCGTTGGGCTCGGGCGGGAAACGCGTGTGGATCTGCATCCCGTAACAGCGGTGCCCCTCGGAAAGATCCTCCTGTACAAATGCGTCGATAAAGTTTCTGGCAGCTTCTTCCAT